CTGGATTCTCTGGTGCTACTGTTGGTGCCAAGCTACTGATGTAACCTGTACCTTCGTAGTAGAATGCGCCGTTAGCGTTACCATTTAAGTATAATTTAAATGATATGTTAGTTGCGCTTTCACTTAGTCCAGCGATACCTAGGTTAGGTGCTGTGTTGGCTGTCGCCGCACTGTTACCAAAATATACTAATCCATCAAGCACTAGGTTTGTGCTGATTTCATTATCAGCAGGTGTAGTAATCTTGTTCATAGCTTGACTGCAAAAGTCTGTGTATGAATAGATGCCTGTACTGTTTGTAATAGTAATATCTTGTAAGCAACTTACGCTTAGTGAGTTAGCTGATACGTTGCTAACGTTAGCACTAACCAATAATATTGGTTGTGTGCCTGTTGTGTTTACTGTAATTCTTGCCATTTGATTTCTCCTTGTGTTTGGCTTTATGTATTAAATTCCATGCGAGTCATTTGAAATGTCCAAGTATGACGCTCTGCTTGTGTAGGACCATAAACTAAATCCTGCGTAAATGTTCGTTGAAAATATCCATCCATCAATTGCACACCATCTACTTCATCAGTAACTAAGTTTGCAATGATAGCGTTCAATTGAATATTATATGGATCGTCTTGGAAACTTATATAAGTTACATTGAACTGATCCACAGCATTGTAGATGTATCCACAATAATTTACTGCTAATTGGTTTACGCTTCTTTCTACTGTATGCACATCACTTACATAAACGCCATAACGAACTACATCACTATCACTAGGGAAGTCGTCATAGATTGGTACATTCCAACTGTTTGGAATAGTCAATCGTAATGCATCAATTACTTCTTTGGTTGTAATCAATGGTGCGTTTAGTACAGTGACTGTTGCAATAGCCATTAGAAATATCTCCTATCTCCGTTGAAATAATCAACGTCTGCTGTCCAATTTTCTTCAAGTTTTGTCGTTGGTCCTTGTGGGCTATCCATGTATAAATCATAGAAGTTCATAAGTTGCAACGCTTTAGTCCATTCGTTATCACAACGTTTCTGTGCAAACTCGTAGTTTTGCAAATCAACCTCGTTCATGTTAGACACATCGGTTACTAGTGATTCATAGAATACTAATATAGCTCCGAATGTATCTAAACGAATTAGTGTCTGATCGTTTTTAATGAGCAAACTTGGATTAAAGCTTGAAATCAATTGTCCATTTGGCAGATTGTTATAATAGTAAGCACCAAGTACGGTGTCGCAGTATTTCTGCCACCAGCCAAACTCTAATTTATAAAGCCACTCTTGTGAAGCAACTTTAAAGTATGGAGCCCAATCAACTTGTAGAGCAGCCGCTCTGCGTTCCGCTGCCGGATCGTAGAACTGAATGTCTTCTACTGTTGCGTTTGAGATTCTTTGATAGGGTACGGACATATTATATTATTTCCTTAGACATTGACTGAGTGTGTTTAGACACCCAGTCATTTTTCAATTTAGGCTTGAACGATATTAATTGCGCCACCACGACGAAGGTCACCAACGCCAGAACCGAAGTAACCGACACCAGTCAACCAAATTTGCAATCCACCTGGTACTTCACCAGTCTTAAGTTGCAAGCCTTCTTTCATAACAGTGAATAAAGCACTGTCGCCGAAATAAGCACCGACTAGTACTGAAACACCTGCTGAACCTACAACAGTGCGAGTTGTAGCTTGCAAGAATGTAGTGAACATTACCATACAACCATATACAGACTCAATACGACCTGTAGACAACAATTCGTTACCAAGAGCAGATAGGTTACTACCACCAGATTGTGATACTGCACCACCAGTTAACTCAGCCAATAGACGATTTAATGAAGAACCACCTTGACCAGTAATTGAGTATGATGCAGAATTAGGAGCATCACCGTTACTATCCATGATAATAACTGGAGTTCCAGGCATACGAGCAACCTTAAAGTTTTGCTTGATGTTACGAATTGTTTGCAATACGCTATTGGCACTGAAACCATCAGTTTGTGTACCACCGGTATTACCTGAACCGATTAATTCCATAGCGCCTAATTGCAAGACACGTGGGAATCCGTCAGCAGGGGTTGCTGTATAATTCAAGTTGCCTGGTGTTGCTTTGAAGCTTAAGAAAGCCGCTGTTACACGCTGGTCAACTTTTTCAGCGAATGATTCACCAAGTTCAGCACCTAATGTAGCTGCCAATGTGAAGCTTGTTGTCCATCCGTAGAAGATATCGAATGCTGTTTGTGCAACTGCTGGAGTTGCTGTGATTGTACCTTGACCCAATGATGGGTTCTGAACAACCGCGTTACCTGTACCAAATGTACCACCAGTGCCGTTAGCATTGTAGTCTTGGTATGTGATTGGTGCGAAGTTAGGTACTAAAAATGTTTGACCTTGTGTAGGTGCAACAACGTTAGTGAAGTTAACTAGACCGTTACTTTCGTGCATTGCACGTAATGCGAAGTTGCTGATAGCTGTTGTGAAGCCATCGCCTTCATTGTTAGGACCGCCTAATACGTATGCCATGATATATTTTCCTTATAAATTTTTGTTGGCTCAGAGTACTTTGCGACTTGAACTTGATACTGTCGCTGTTACACCTAGACCTTTTAATCCAGTTCCTTTGCCTAGACCATTTTTATTAGCCCATGCATTGAATGCTGCCGGATCACGTGAGTAATCTGGTACTGTCTCATCTAGTGCACCAGTAAAAGAACCTTGTCCAGGTCTTAAACCAGATCCAGAATTAGCGTTACTCTGTCTTAGTAGCTTTGGATTACCCACTGCTACTTCTTGTACTAATCCTGAAATTGTAAGTGGATTGCCATCACTACCATAGCGTTCTTGACCCTTTTGATTAACAATAGCATATGTGCCATCGTCATTCCATTGAATATTGTTTTTAACTTTATTCAATGCGTAATCAATTAGGTCTGAATCAAACTTGTCACCCATAGCTCTTTGAATGTCGCTATCTAATTCCTTCTCACGTAATCTTTGCTCTTTTACTGCTAGATCGTTTTGAAGTTTGCTAAACTGCTCATGCAAGTCATTGGTTGTGACACGACCGTTCGAACTCTGTTGTTGAGCTTTTGGTTGTCCACTTGGCTGTACGTTGCCAGCGTTATTGTTTTGAGCCCCTACACGTGCCATATATGATAATGCATCTTCAACACTTTGGAATTGTGTTCCGCTTGCGTTTGATAATGCAGTCAACAATGACTGTGTTGTGCTTTTACGAATAGCACCTGGGTTAACGTTTTGCTCTCCTGCTTCACTCATAGAGTCCTGTGCAGTTACAGGGGCTACATCGTTGCCAACGAAATTTTGATTGTCCATTAATTTTTTCCTTTAACTTTACGTAGTTAGCGATTGTGTAATGTATTTATGCATAGTGAATATAGATAGTTTTATCTACCCGTATTCATACCAGTTAGTATCACTGGAGCTACTTGATTTGGATAATATGTAACGCCAATTGGTGTGACAGGAGTACCGGCTCCACCTAGCAATGACGCATTACCATCATTACCAAATGATCCTTCACTTTCTGATTCTGATTCTTCACCATTCTCAGCTTCACCGTTCTCACCATACATCTCATGCTCTGGTATCATACTTGCTTCTAAATCTCGACTGAGAACTTCATTGTTCTGCTCAGTCATTAAAGTTCTGAGATCAACGTCAGGTATTGTATTGATGTATGCTGTTTCATATTCTGGTATTGCAGTATCAGGAGCAAGCATGCCGATAATTTCTTTTGTGATTAGTGCTTGAATCATTGGGTTGTCGCCGACTAATTCTTTTGCACTCTTAATGATAGCCATACGATAGTTTGTATCATGTGCTTCATAGTCTGTGTTATAAGATACTTCACCTGCCCAACGAACGTTCATAAAACGTGCGGCAAATGTATAAATCATTTCTTCTGTTACTTCCATCAATCTAGCTTTACTCTTTGCAAGACGGTGTAGTTGTTTGCGTTCTTCAATGATAGCAACACCAGACGCAATTTGGTTCTTGCTATTCCTTAGTCCACCTAAGCCCGTAAGTGCTTCAATCTGTTCAAGGATATCTTGTTGCGCTTTAATAATCGCATCAACATCGCCGGTATCAATGGGGATAGCTTCAATCTGTCCCTCATTTGCTCTCACGATAGCTCCCGCGTGAACTGGAATACTAATGCCTTTGTCTGCACGAATCAATGTATGTGCAAATTGTAATGCTGTGTATTTCTCACATTCTAGTTTATAGAACTCACGCATAGCATCACTTGCCGCATCAATATCACTGATGCCTAAATCTATTGTTCTTGGATCTCTACGACCATATGCGATGAAGATTGGTAAGCTCATGCCTGGTGGATAAGTGCCAGTACCAATTAATTTACAAGGTTCTTCTAATTTACTAGGACCTTTTTCTACTTCATAGCTTTCCCAATAGCTAGGAGTGT